TTTGTAGCAGATGCATTTACTCAAGTTAATCAGGGTGGACCTGGTCACTTGGTAATCAATAAAGGATATGCACAATTTGTATCTTGCTTTACTACATTCTGTACTTATGGTTTCAAAGTAGCGAATGGTGGTTTTGCAAATATTTCAAATTCAGTAATAGATTTTGGTAAAGAAGGATTAGTATCTAAAACATATTTCCCTCAAACATATAATTCGGGCTCATCGTTACAAACATTGACATCCACAGTAGTTGGTGCCGTTATTGACCAAGACGGAGCAGGTTATACGGGTTCAGTTGCAAGTGTGACTATTAGTGGCGGAGGAGCAAGTGTTCAAGCAACTGCAGAAGCAACTGTTAATGCAAATGGTTCAATTAATGAAATTGTAATTTTAACTCCTGGTAGTGGATATACATCTCAACCAAATGTTGTAATAGCAGCACCAACAGGTGCAGGTGCAATTCAAGCTACAACAATTGCAGGTAAAGCAAATATTAGTGGTATTGCCGCAATATTATTCCAATTAGAAAGTGGAAGTAGAGGTGTGGATGTTTCTTCAAATATGATTTTAAACGGAACTGACTATTTAGTAACAAATGTTGCAACGGGTAGTTCGGCAAATGAAAGATATGTAACAGTTTATCCTGCACCACCTTCAATTACAACTGGAAATAATGTTTATTTCCACCAATTATCAAACATCTCAACGGGTGGATTAGTAATGGAATATGTTGGTAGTGGTGTAACATATAACGCACTTCCAAAATTCGGTGGAGTTCCAAATAGAACAAAAGAAATTGTTGAATATGCTCCAGGTAGAGTATTTTATTCAACAGTTGACAATATAGGTAATTTAAAAATTGGTGATTTCTTCGCAGTAAATCAATTAACCGGAGAAGTTACAATTGACGCAAATCAATTCAATCTATCAGGATTAAGTGCAATCGGCCCATTCAAAAGAAATGGAGTAGGTGTGGGTGTTGTATTAAATGAAGTTAGTAATAACACAACTTTATTAAACGCACAAGGAATTACAGGTGAAGATACAGTTCCAACTCAATTTGCAGTTAAAACATATGTTGATACAATTAGTGGAAGTTTAGATGGTAGGTTGGATAAATTGGAAATTACATCCGCATCACTTAATACGTTTAGTAGTAGTGCATTGATTAGATTATCTAATTTAGAAACAACATCTGGTTCAAGTAATATTCGTTTAGATAATTTAGAAAGTAAATCGGCATCGGTTGATATATCTATAACGGAAATAAATTCTTACACCGGTTCACAACATACTAAAAATACAACATTAGGAACATATACCGGTTCAGTTGATACTAAATGGGAAACCCTATTAAATGTATCTGCATCAGTATTATCGTATACCCAATCTTTAAAAAATGCAATAACTGTTACTGGCGAAAACGCGGCATCAACTACAACGATTAAAGGAAATTTAATAGTTGAAGGAACACAAACATCAATTAATTCAACTGCAATTGTATTGGGTGATAATATCATCGAATTAAATGGTACTGGTGTAGCAAATGGTGGTTTGTTAGTTAAAGACCCCACTGCTGCTTCTTTTATTAGTGGTTCTCTATTATGGGATTCAACTAATGATTATTGGATAGGTGGTAAAAAAGATTTAGAATCAAAAATACTTTTAGCTGGAGGAGACGGGATAGTTTCATCATCCGCACAAGTGACTTCATTATTACCAGGAGGCGTAGTAAGTGGTTCTCAACAAGTAACAGGTTCATTGGATTTAAGATATTTAATGATTGATGGTGATTCAGTAGTTTCATCATCTGCACAAATCGTAAGTATATTAAGTGATTTAAATTCTTATACTGGTTCACAAGATACTAAAAATACAACGTTAGGAACATATAGTGGTTCAAATGATACAAAATGGGATACATTATCAAATGTAACCGCATCTTTAATTAATGCAACTTCATCTTACGAAACAAGAGGTAATGGGATTATAAGTGGTAGTTCACAAATAGCATCATTATTACCAACCGGTGTAGTTAGTGGTAGTTCACAAATAACATATAGTGATATATCATCAATTTCCGCAGGTATTATTAGTGGTAGTTCTCAAGTAACTCCATTATTACCAACCGGTGTAGTTAGTGGTTCATCTCAAGTAGTATATACATCATTAACATCAATCCCGGCGGGCATAGTTAGTGGTTCTTCACAGATACCATCATTATTACCAACTGGTGTAGTTAGTGGTTCAAATCAATTATCAAGTTCATATAATTTATTATATGCACCATCTGCATCTTTTGCCACCCTATTAGGTGCAAATACATTAGCATCATTAGGCTCAGCAGCATTTTATCACGTATCATCTTCAATTGCAGATGGTAATCCAAATACATTAGGAAACGCATTTGCTATTAAAGAATATGTAGATGATGCAATGGTATTGGCTGGAGCGGGTGATATTACTGCAGTCAATGCGGGTAATGGTTTAAGTGGTGGTGCTGAAAGTGGTTCAGCTACTCTTACATTAGATACTGGTTCTGCACATTTCACAAATGGTGTTGATGCTAGATTAATTCCATTAACATCACTAAACTCATATACATCTTCACAAAATACTAAGAATTCAACTCTTGCTACTTATACGGCATCGATTGATTCACATATTTCAAATTTAAATGGTGCAACTTCATCCTACGAAACAACAGGTAGAGGAATTGTATCAGGTTCATCTCAACTATTTGGTGGAAGCGGATTGGTAAGTGGAAGTTCTCAAATAACATATGCAGGTATTAGTTCTATCCCAGCTGGAATAGTAAGTGGTTCTTCACAATTAGATGGAACTACTATAGCAAATCTTACTATAACAAACTTAACGAGTGTTAATCAAACCGCATCAGTTATATTCAGTAGTGGTTCAAATAAATTCGGTGACTTTAATAATGATACACATGAATTTACAGGTTCGGTTAAAATAACAGGTTCAATCGAAATAACAGGTGCATCAACAGCAACATCATTTAATGGGGCAATATCAGCATCTAATGGTGTTATATCCGGTTCATCACAAGTAAGTAAAACATTACAAGAAGTAACTACTCAAGGTGCATCTACATCAAACGCAATTACAATTACAAATGCTACTGCATCAATCACAACTGGTACGGGTGCATTAGTAATAACAGGTGGTATTGGATTGGGTGGTAGTATAAATGCAGGCGGTGATATTATTGCATATTCATCATCAGATATAAGATTAAAAAACAATATTCGCCCTATTTCTAATCCATTAGAAAAAATATCTAAAATTGGTGGCTATAATTTTGTATGGAATAGCGAAATACAGAATACTTATATAGGAAACGATGTGGGTGTAATTGCACAAGAAATCGAAGCAGTATTACCAGAATTGGTTCAAACCCGTGAAAATGGTTATAAGGCGGTTAAATATGATAAGTTAGTAGCATTACTAATAGAAGGTATTAAAGAATTAACAAAACAAGTAGACGAACTAAAAACAAAAGTAGAAAATAATGGCACAAATAATTAAATTTAAAAGGTCCACTACACCTGGAAGTATACCTACCACTGGCTCATTACAATATGGTGAGATAGCAATGAACGTTGTAGACGGAAAGGTATTCTTTAGAAAATCCGGTTCAGTTGATTCCGTAGAAACATTAGTAACAACTAATACTGCAACTGCTATAGCGGGTAACCTTAATATAACTGGTTCAATTACCGCTTCGTACTTTAAAGGTGATGGTAGTGCATTAGAAAACGTAACAATTGCTCAAACGGCAACAGTTCAACGAACATTTACTGCATCATCTACGTGGGTTGTAAATCATAATTTGAGTACACCTAACGCAATTGCACAAGTGTTTGATACTGATGGATACCAAATAATCCCATCAACATTAAGACATACCGATAATAATAATATAACAATTACATTTGAATCTGCTAGAAGTGGTTATGTAGTTGTAGCAAAAGGTGGTCATATAGTTAGTGGTTCGATTGATTCCGGTAATGTTACTGGATTAAGTACGGCTGTAACAAATCAAGTAAATGTACTTGGTGTATTTAGTGGTTCGGCTCAAATAACTTTGAGTGGAGATGTGACAGGAACAGCAAATGCAACAACAATTACAAACATAGATGGTGGTTCAATTTAAAAAAAATATATATTTATACAAAATAAATAAGGAAAACAAAAGATGATAATACATAGTCCCATAATTTCAGGTTCACTAACATTCGCAGATGGTGCAACTTTCACCTTACCAACTGGTGGTGCGTTTACAGGTTCAATTGCATCAACAAATGGTGTAATAAGTGGTTCATCACAAGTTCAGTTTAATACTGTTAATGGTACTCCATTTTCACAAAGTACTGATTCGGTAACTACTTCTAAACATATAATACCTACTACATTAACCGTAGATTTAGGTAGTGCAACTAAACCATTTCGTGATTTATACCTATCTTCAGCATCACTTTACATAGCTGGAACACAAATATTATCATCAAATGCAACAGAATTAATATTTACAACCGACACCGGTCAATCAATTAAATTTAACGAATTAGGTACTGATAATATTGTACTTCAAACTGCCGATGGAGACATTGAATTAAAATCTTCAGGTGGTGGTGATATATTATTAGACCCAACTGCTGGTTTAATTTCCGTTAAAGGAAATGTTAGCATGCAAGATGGTACATCTAAATTTTTAAGTTCAGGTGGAACTAATATAGTATTTGGAAATGATTTATTAGTAACTGGTTCGATTACTTCAAATAGTACTATAACAGGTACAACTTTCAATGGTACATCATTTAATGGTACAATCAACGCAACTAATGGTGTAGTTTCGGGTTCATCTCAAATAACTTATGCTAGTGTTGGTTCAATACCAGCAGGAATTGTTTCTGGTTCATCTCAATTGAGTGGAACTACTATTACAGATTTAACTATTGTTAATTTAACAACAATTAATGAAACGGCATCAGTTATATTCAGTAGTGGTTCTAATAGATTTGGTGATTTCAGTAACGATACACATTCATTCACTGGTTCAGTACAAGTTAGTGGTTCACATACAATAATAGGTGCAGCAACTGCAACTTCTTTAGGAATAGGAATGGCCGCATCTGCTACTGCAGGTAGAATTGATGCAACCAATGATATCGTTGCTTACTCATCTTCAGATATTCGTTTCAAAGAAAATATCGTTCCAATCGAAAACGCATTGGATAAGATTTCTAAGATTAGTGGTAACACTTACGATTGGAAAGCAGAAACTAAAGCTGAGCACGGATACGAAGGAAACGATGTGGGTGTAATTGCACAAGAAATTGAAGCAGTATTACCTCAATTAGTTCAGACAAGAGAAAACGGATACAAAGCAGTTAAATACGATAAATTAGTAACCTTATTAATAGAAGGTATTAAAGAACAACAAAAACAAATTGATGATTTAACTTCTAAAGTAAATTCTCTAGAAAACAAAATCTAAATAAAAAAGACATATAAAACCCCTCTTTACATAAAGGGGGTTTTTAAATAACCGAGTAATTATATAATGAAATTGGTAAGTCATACATATGGCACAAGTATTAAAGCTAAAAAGAACAGCTGTTCAGGGTAAAATTCCTACAACCGACACTCTTGAATTAGGAGAGTTGGCGATAAATACATACGATGGTAAGTTATATTTTGAAAAAGATAACGGAATACCATCAATTCAAACAATTGTAGTTACAGATGCCCTAATAACAGGTTCTCTTAATATTAATGGTGCCATAACCGCTTCATATTTCATAGGAAATGGTTCTCAAATAACATTCGGTGGGACTGGAATGGTTTCCGGTTCATCACAATTAACATCCTCATTAGATTCAAGATATTTAAATACATTAGGTGAAGGAACTATTAGTGGTTCTTTCACTGGTTCATTTGGTGGAGATGGAAGTGGATTAACAAATTTACCTGCATCAGATATATCTCAAGTAGCAACTGTTAATTACGCTTTTTTCAATTCCTCAAACATATCAGTTAGTCATAATTTTAATTCACGAAATGTAATTATTTCGGTATACGATTCTAATTATGCACAAATAATCCCATCATCAGTAACTCTTACGGATTTAAATACTGCAACAATAGTATTAACTTCCGCTCAAAGTGGTTATGCAGTAGTTGCTAAAGGTGGCCACATTGTTAGTGGTTCTGCAGATGATTCAAATAAATTAAATGGCGAATCCGGTTCATACTATTTAGATTATACAAATCATACAAATAAACCAAGCGGGTTAGTAAGTGGTTCATCTCAGATAGTTAGTATATTGAGTTCATTAAATTCGTATACACAATCACAAGATACTAAGAACTCAACCCTTACAACTTATACTGCTTCAATTGATAATGAGTTAGATAGAATACAAGAATCAACCGCATCTTTAAACACATATACATCCTCCCTCAAAACCGCTTTAGAATTGACAGGTTCGAATGTAGTGGTATTAGGTGATTTAATAGTTAGAGGAACAACAACCTCCGTAAATTCAACTACAATTCAATTAGGTGATAATATTATTGAATTGAATGGTACAGGTGTAGCAAATGGTGGGTTATTAGTAAAAGATTCAACCGGTGGTTCTACTATTAGTGGTTCATTACTTTGGGATTCAACTAATGATTATTGGAAAAGTGGAATAAGTGGGTCTGAATCAAAAATATTACTTGCTAGTGGTGATAACGTTGTATCAGGTTCATCTCAAATTACTTTTAGTGGAATTAGTTCATTACCAACATTAATATCCGGGTCAATCCAAATATTAGGTGGAAGTAATATCGTATCATCTTCTACCCAAATTCTGTCATCATTAGTAAGTCAATCAATTAATTTAGCAAATGGTGCAATCACTGCATCATACTTTGTTGGAGATGGTAGTGGTATTACAAACGTAGTAACTGAAATTGCAGAAGTAGCAACAGTTACATCTTCGTTTGATACACAATCAACTATTTCGGTAACACACAACTTTAATACTAAAAATGTATTAGTTTCAGTATATGGAACAAATGATTCACAAATAATACCATCATCGGTAACCCTTACTAATAACAATACTGCAACAATAATATTATCATCCGCTCAAAGTGGATACGCAGTAGTTGCTAAAGGTGGTCATATAGTAAGTGGTTCTACTTCATTTGCTAACTTAGCAGGAACGCCAAGTGGATTAGTGAGTGGTTCTTCACAAATAACTGCATTAACAACATATAAGGAAACAGTTAGTGGTAATTCAACTTATTCAATTACACATAGTTTAAATGAAGAATATCCAATAGTTCAAGCATGGAATACTGCCAATAAAAGACAGGAAGTTCCTTCAATTATAGAATCAACTTCGGTTAATGCATTGAGTATAACTTTTGCTGGAGTATTTGCTGGATTAATTATAATAAAAAAATAATATAAATGGTTTATGATGTTTATTATACCACAGGTGGAGGGCCGTGGGTCAACGCAGGTTCTGATATTTGGGTAAATCTTTGGATGGAATTAATAGCACCTAAATTAGATGTTAAACCAATTCTCCTTATTCATAGAAACAAACCCAAAGGACACGAAGATTACCAATTTCCAATAGAAACTTATTGGCATGGTGAAGATATTCAAAAATTTGAAGAACTATGTAAAGGTGCTAGAAGAATTAATATTCTACATGGACATTATACTCCAATGAAACCGATTGTAGACAATAAAGATAAAATTCATTCAAATATATTACACAATTCAGTAGACCATATTCTAAAATCTCAATTTGGAAGTGATTTACCAATAGGACATCATCCGTATATGAGTTCAGAATGGGAACAAGAGGTTACTGATTGGTGTGAGAATAATATATGGGTAGGATTATACGAAATACTTTATAAAAACACCAATATACCAAATTTTTACGAATTTAAAAAGAATCTACCACTATCCAAATCTAATAAGTTAGGATTCGCAGCAAGGAGTGAAGGTAGAAAAAATCCACACTATTTAGATAAAATACCAAGTCTTATTTTTACTAATTCACAAGAATTTAATTTACTTTGGAAAAATGGCGTAAAGGTAGATGTTTCAAAATCAAAATTATATCATTATGATTCGGAGTTTAAAGATACTTTTTATGATATGGATTGGGGAATATCACATTCCGCATTTATATCAGAACCCTTTGGATATTCAATATTTGAAGCAGTTGATAGGGGTAAATTACCAATATTACATACCACATGGTGTAAAGATTTAAATTATCCATATCGAGTATCGTCTAAAACTGAATTTTTTGATATTTATACAAAGATTACTACATTACCTTATTCTGAAAAATTATATTGGTTCAATACTATAAAAACTTATATGATTGAAAAATATACGGATAAGAATAAGTGGATTGATTCATTATTAGATATTTATAACAAATAGGAATAAAATAAATGGCAACACTAACATCAGGCGATACACTAAGTTTAAATAGTTTAGGTTCTGCAACAGGACAGGGTACAAAATCATTATCAGCAGCTAAGGGAGATACAACTGGCCCCATAGCAATGTCATCATTTGCAATTGATTCAGTAGGGTCTGTAACCGGATACACTTACGCAGTTGAATCTACAACCGAAACTTATACATTAGGTTTTACAGGTGATGGTGCAAATTTTGGTAGAATTAGTAGTAGAGCAGCAAACTTCACATGGAGTGTTCCTGCAGGTTCATATATAACATTAGGAACAAATAGTGGTGTAACTGCTACTTTTTCAATTTCTAGTATGAATCCACAATCACCAGGAGCTCAAACAGCATTAATGTCTGCACAATCTAATACGATTAGATGTGTATTTGTTGATGGGTTTAACGACCACGTTACTGGATATAATACAAATAAAGATAAAACGGTTTATTCCGTAGATTCATATGATGGTAACTCTACCGCGTTATGTTTAACAATTGATTCACCTATTACTTTAGCAGATGGTTCAATAGTTGAGGCAGGAGATTTAGTAGAGGGTGATAAATTAAAAGGGTATTCATTAAATGGATTATCACCAGATTTAGATGGTGGGTTTTATACATGGAATACAAATGAATTGGTTACCTCAGAAAAAGAAGTAACCGTAGTTGGATTAGTATACTCATTTTCATCAAAATATTATGATATTAATGATGGAGAAATAACAGCAACATCAGAACATCCATTATTAGTAAAAGATGGTGAAGATGGATTATATAAATTTAAAGAAATATTTAGAATTACAACCGATGACAAATTACTAAAAGCAGAAGGTGGAGTTTTAGTTGAAAAAATAATTAATTCAAACGAAGTTGTAGTAAAAACAAGTGAAATTGTATCAATTGACGTTGAAGAAGAGGATACTTATTTAGTAAATGGATATGTAACCCACAATAAGGGTGGAAACTCATTCGCAGATTTAGCATCACCAGGTGCACCAACTTCTCTTACCTACGCAACACCTTTCTTAACATGGGTAGCACCTACGGCAGTAGGAACTGCTGGTATTACCGCATATGATGTACAAGTTTCAGCAAATGCAGACTTTTCAGCTCCTACTATTAATTTTACGGAATGGAGTGAAGCGAATATAGAAGTTAACACCCTATTAACCGCAGGAACATGGTATGCAAGAGTTAGAGCTATAGACCAAGGTCTTCCAGGAACATATGCAACTTTAACATTTACTAGATAATTTTTTATCGTTTGGGGAAAATCCATATATTTATATATATAAGTAATTAATAAACAAAATATATCAAAATGGCAGAAAAAATTAAGTTTACAGAAGACGAGGTCAAACAAATCAACGAATTAAGAATTGAAGTTGGGGCTGTTTTTACTGAATTAGGACAAATTCATATTGAAAAAAGAAGAAGATTGTCAGAATTAGAAGAAAGAGAAATAGAATTAACTAAACAACATTCGGATTTAGTTATCAAAGAAGAAACCTTATTTAAAGGTTTAAATGAAAAATACGGAGATGGTGATTACAACCCTACAACGGGAGAATTCACACCAATCGCGGAATAATACTACGTTACGCATATATAAAATAATATTTTAGAAAAAGTATCTAATACTTATATGTGTATCATTACACAAACTTAATAGGAGTAAATAAAATGGCAGAAAAAATTGTATCACCTGGTGTATTCACAAGAGAGAATGATTTATCATTTTTATCACAGGGTATCGGAGAAATTGGAGCAGCAATAGTAGGACCTTTTAGTAAAGGACCAGCATTCTTACCAACTATCGTAAATACACAATCAGAATTTGAAGAAATATTCGGTACACCTGATGGGGAATACTATACAGGGTACGCAGTACAAAACTATCTAAGAGAAGCAGGAACAGCAACAATTGTTCGTGTTGGTCACATAGGTGGTTATTCGCATGAAACACCTCTTGCAATTGTAGTAAGTGGTTCAGAAGTACAAGGTGGTAAAAAAATTGTAGCAACCTTACATTCAACCTTAACTGGTAATAAAGAAAGTACAGGTTTTGCATCATCCACAATTACATCACCGATAGGTGCAAGTAGTTTTTCCATAATAGTTAGTGGTTCAAGTGCAGTTTCTGCATCAGTATTACCAATAGATGGAAACGATATTAGTGATGTATTTGGTGAATCACCATTTGGAGCTAAATCGGTATACACCTACACTTATTTTGAAAAAACAGCAACAGATAAAACGGATGCATTTGCAAGTTCATCTGCAGATGTTGAAATATTAGAATTAGCAACACAAGCTTTTACTGAAGATACAACATACGCATCTACTCCGTGGGTTAAATCTCAATTAATTAGTGGTGTTAGAAGTGACCTATTCCGTTTCCATACATTAGGTGATGGTAACCCATACAATACTGAATATAAAGTAAGTATTTTTAATGTTAAAGCAGCAGGAGTATCTGGTGCAACTGATTACGCAACATTCTCAGTAGTAGTTCGTGGATTTAGTGATACAGATAGAAAAAAATCAGTAAAAGAAACATATAATAACGTTAACTTAGACCCAGCATCTCCAAACTATATTGCTAAAATAATTGGTGATAGAAATTTAACAATTGATGCAAATGGTAAACAAAATGAAAATGGTGATTATGCAAATCGTTCTAAGTTAATTAGAGTAGAAGTTGCAGCTGAGGGTTCATTCCCTATTATAGCAGCACCTTTTGGACATGGTGCATATACCAACCCAATTTATGTGGGTGGGACTGAAACATTAGTTCCAGCAGTTATTTATTCAACAGTTTCTGATAGTAATACCGCATCATCTACATATAGATATTCTGGTATTGATTTAGAAACTGCTACAACTAAGATAAACAACTTACAATACTTAAAACCAATTCCATCATCAGCAACAGTAGGTGCTAATGTTGATTTTGCGTTTGATTCTCAATTAAATTATACATTATCAACTGATGATACTGCTGAAACAATTGCTAAAAGACAATTTACTTTAGCGTTTCAAGGTGGATTTGATGGTGTAACTCCAACAAGAGTAGCAAGTAAAGGTTCTGATTTATCATCAGGTAATTCACAAGGATTTAACTTAGCAACATCAATCTCAAGTGGTTCAGTTGCATATGTAAAAGCAATCAACGCGGTATCTAACCCTGATGATTTCGATATCAACATAATCGCAGCACCTGGTATAGTTCGTAGACATCACTCTTATGTGTTTGATTACATAACTGAAATGTGTGAGAATAGAGAAGATGTATTCTTCATTGGTGATGTAACTTCACAAGATGATTCAATTGATTTAGCAGTAGAACAAGGTGCAGCAGTAGATTCTAACTATGTAGGTACTTACTACCCGTGGGTAAAGACAATCGATAGAAACACCAACAGATTAACTGCAGTACCGCCATCAGTATTGATGCCAGGTATTTTCGCAGCAAATGACGCGGTTGCAGCAGAATGGTTCGCACCAGCTGGTTTAAATCGTGGTGGAATCGTAGGAGCAGTTTCAGTATTGAATAGATTAACACACGCAGAGAGAGATACATTATACGAAGGAAAAATAAATCCTATCGCATCTTTCCCTGGCGAGGGTATCGTGGCATTTGGACAGAAAACATTACAAGAAAAATCATCAGCGTTAGACAGAATCAATGTTAGAAGATTACTTATCAAAGTTAAGAAGTATATCGCTTCTACATCAAGATACTTAGTATTCGAACAAAATACTTCTACCACTCGTTCAAGATTCTTAAATACAGTTAACCCTTATTTAGAAGCAATTCAACAAAGACAAGGTTTATATGCATTTAGAGTAATAATGGATGAGAGTAATAACACTCCTGATGTAATTGATAGAAATATATTGGCTGGACAGATTTTCTTACAACCAACAAAAACCGCTGAATTCATCGTGTTAGATTTCAATATCTTACCGACTGGAGCATCGTTCTCAGCATAAATTTTAAAAAAAAGAGAAACCTTATATTTATTAATATAATAGGAGAAAATAAAAATGGCAGAAATATTAGAGTTTAACGAAATGTTCTATACCAACTTTGAACCAAAGATGAAAAATCGTTTCATCATGGAAATCGCTGGTATCCCTTCATATCTTATCAAAGCAGGTAACAGACCAAACATTCAGTTTGAAGCTGTAACATTAGAACACATCAACTTAAAAAGAAAGTTGAAAGGTAAAGGTGAATGGCAAGATTTAGAAATCACATTATATGACCCAATCGTACCATCAGGTGCACAGGCAGTAATGGAGTGGGTTAGAACTTCACATGAATCCCTAACAGGACGTGATGGATATGCAGATTTCTACAAAAAAGATATCGATATCTATATGTTAGGACCAGTAGGTGATAAAATTGAAAACTGGAAACTTAAAGGTGCATTTATCTTAAACGCACAATTCGGTGAGTTAGATTGGACATCAAATGACCCTGCAGAGATTACATTAACGTTAGCTTATGATTATGCAATACTTGAATTCTAATAGAATTAAAATATAAAATTAAGAAAGGAGATAGAAATATCTCCTTTTTTTTCAATTTTTTTTTTATTTATATATTTATATACAATAAACAAAATAAAGGTAAAATATGTCACAATACGAATTCTCAACGGAGATAGTTGGATTACCATCTCAAGGTAAATGCTATCCAGAAACAAATCCATTATCAAGTGGTAACATCGAATTAAAATATATGACGGCAAGAGAGGAAGAAATTCTTTCATCTCAAAGTTTGATTAAAAAAGGTGTAGTATTAGATAAATTATTCGAAGCAATTATAGTAGATAAGAAAGTAAATCCAGATGATATTCTTTTGGGTGATAAAAACGCTATTATGTTAGCAACTCGTATCTTAGGATATGGACCAGAATATAAGATTGAAATATTAGATGATAATGATACCAAACAACAAGTTACTGTTGATTTAGGTAAAGTTCAAACAAAAGACATTGATTATTCAAAGTTAAATACTGAAAATCGTTATCAATTCACAACATCAACTGGAAATGTATTAGTTTTTAAACTATTAACACATGGTGATGAAAAAAGAATTGATGCCGATGTTAATGCTTTAAAAAGATTAAACAAAGATTCGATGGGTAGTGAATTAACCACCCGTTATCGTTATATGATACAATCGGTAGATGGTAAAGAAGACACTAAATCTATAACTGATTTTATTAATAATAAATTCCTTGCTAGAGATACTAAAGGATTTAGAGAATATGTAAAAAATTTACAACCGGATATCAAAATGGAATTTGATTACACAAATCCTGAAACAGGAGAAACGGAGGTAAGACCTATTACAATGGGTGTTAGCTTTTTTTGGCCTACCGAGTAATTATTCCGTTTTATTGCATAAACAAATTTTTGAATTATGTTATCACGGGAATGGATTTATTCAATCCGATGTATATAGATTACCAGTTCATTTAAGAAATTTTTATTACAAAGAATTGGTAGATACAAAGAAACGAGAAAGTGATAATGCAAATAAAGCACAAAAAACTAACCAACCATCAAAAGGGCCAGGTGTAAGAGTGAGGAAATAAATTCCTCACTTTTTTTATGTCTTATATTTATAGGAGTATAATAGGAGAACTTTATGAAATTAACAAAAGAAGATAGACAGCTTTTTAAAGAAATTTATACTAAACATAAATTGAAAGAAGGATTTATCAGTAATTTATTTCTATCTATATTAAGTCGTAATTTAAAAAGTGATAAAAATATAGCTAAAGCAATAAAAGATGCAGATGAATCAATTGAAACTGCACGTGAAACCATTGAAAAAAGATTTGGTGGTGATAAAGAAGCAGTTAAAAAAGCAATACCTCAATCAGTTAGAAAATATTTAGGTTTTGATTACTAATTATGGCAAAAAATAGAACAGCAGAAGAAAAAGAATATCAAGATGCAGTCAAATATACCTCATCTATCATAGGTGATATGAAGAGGGCTATTGAAGCAACTGCTGAAGCTTCCGATTTGCGCAATAAAAAAATATTTGAAGAAATTAGTTTAACCAAAAAAGTATTAAATTCATTAAAGGATGAAAAATCCTACGAAGAAGCCCTAATTAAACTAGCAGAACAAAAAAAAGGTGTTTTACAAACAAATTTTGGTGTTAATGATAGAATGAAATCAACATATCTAGCACAATTAGATGCAGCAGATGCGATTGTAAAAAAGGAATTAGCTAGATTAAAAATAATAAATGAAACCCAACGAATTGCTGATAATTTACAAAATAAATTTGTAAAATCATTAGATTCAATTGGTGAAAAGATAAAAGGTATACCGATAATAGGTGAAACCCTATTCAATAGATTTTGGACACCATTCTCAGATAAAGCTAAAGGAAGTATAGATGCAGTAAAAAAACGTTTTATGACTCAGTTCAAAACGGGATTTACTCAAGCAACTAACAAAGGTGCTAATATGATGGAATCATTTACTTCTGGATTAAGTAGGGGTTTTGGTTCTGCTAAAAATATGATAATGGGGTTATTAGGACCACAAGGAATAGCAATCTTATCAGTTGTAGCAGTAGTAGCAGCAGTTGCACTAATTGCATATGCATTATACAAAGCATTCGAAGTAGGATTAGAAAGATTCAAAGAAATCGAAGCAGCAGCAAAATCTTTTAGAGAGGAAACCGGATTATTAAATTCTCAAACTAGAACTTTACAAGGTAATATAAAAGCAGTATCAACCGAATTTGCAGGGTTAGGTGTAAGTGCAGAAGATGTAGGTAAATCAGCAACCGCGTTTACACAAACATTTGGCGGGCTAGAGCAACCTTCAAGAGAAGTGTTGGGTTCTATGGTTATGTTGAATAAAAACTTTGGTGTTGGGGTAGAACAAGGTGCAGAATTAAATAAAGTATTTCAGAATATAGGTGGATTAACAGCCGCACAATCACAAGCCCTAATTGGTCAAACTGCTGAAATGGCAAAAATGGCCGGGGTTGCACCTTCAAAGGTAATAGCAGATATGGCGGAGAGTTCCGAATATGCATATCGTTATTTTAATGGTTCACCAAAAGAATTAGCTAAAGCAGCAGTTCAAGCAGCAAAATTAGGAACATCAATTAAAGAGGCAGGTGCAGTTGCAGATGGTTTATTAGATTTTGAAACCAGTATTACCTCAGAATTAGAAGCAAGTGCAATATTAGGAACAAACTTAAACCTTTCACAAGCAAGATACCTAGCAGCAAATGGTAAAACGGTAGAAGCACAACAAGAAGTGTTGAATCAGGTTTCAAGTTTAGGTGATTTAACAAAATTAAATAAATTTGAACAAGAAGCACTTAATAAAGCAAGTAATATGCAAATAGGTGATTTAATACGTCAACAAAAAATTAAAGAACAATTTGGTAAATTAAATGAAGAACAATTAACATCTGCAATGTCCTTAATGGATTCCGGCAGAGATATCACTTCATTATCAAAAGAGGATTTAGATTTACAAACCAAACGTTTATCATCTCAAAAAGAAATGCAAGGAGTAATGGATAACCTTGCAAATAGTTCATCTGCTCTTAAAACTGGATTTAGTGATATGTTCGAACCAATAGCAGCATTTGTAATGCCAGTATTAAATGATTTATTTACAATATTAAATGCAGTTCTATTACCGATATTTAGAGTTATAGGATTGGCGTTTAAAATGGTATTCAAACCACTTAAAGCAGTTTATGATGTTATATCTGCAATTGTAATGCCATTAGTAGCAATCGGTTCTGCAATAAGTGATGCGTTACTTACTCCATTTGAAGCTGCAGCTGATGCGTTAGACCCGTTATTTTTAAAAATAGGTGAATTCAAAGAAGTAATGATGAAATTCGCACAACCAATCATTGGAGTTATTAGTAGTATTGGTAAAATATTTGGTTCACTGGTAGGTGGAGCAATTGGATTTTTTATAAATTTCTTAGTAAAGGGATTTGGATTAATATACGATGTAATTAGTTTTATAGGAGATACAATTAACAAATACATAGTTGAACCAATAATGACTGCGGTTAACGCAATTGGTGGGGCATTTAATTCAATAGGTTCATTCTTAGGTATAAGTGACCCTGCAGTAACAGATGGTAGTACTGCAACAACATCAAGTATTAACGATGGTGTAGTTCAAGATGGTAAAGTAATCGGAACAAATCCGGCAGATGTTTTATTAGCAACTAAAGACCCTGCTAGTTTATTGGAAACAATTGCTACGGGATTAGGAACTGGTATCGGTGGATTATTGGGTGGTATGATGGGTGGAGGACAAGATAACACTGCAGTTGTTGCTAAATTAGATGAATTAATCTCAGCGGTATATTCTAATAGAGATGTCTATATGGATAAAGAAAAAGTTTCATCAGCAGTAGTGAAAACAAACGAAAAAAGTGGTGAAAACCGATTTGGATTAATGGGAGCTTAATTATGCCAACAATATTAGAATTATTTAAAGGTTCGAATAAAGATATAACTCCAAAAATATTGGACTTAACTCCCGTGCAAGAATTATTTGCAGGTTCTACACAAGAAAAAAGTGTAAAACCAGATAAACTAACTTTAATAGAACAAGAACTTAGTGGTATTCGTATAAAAACTAAGGTAGAATTAAATAATCCATTAATATATGGTAACGAAGCAATTCGTATAGCAACTCGTAGTACATCATCGGTTGAGAAAATGAAACAGGCAACGGGTGGAAGTGCAGCGGATGGTGGATTGATTGGTAAAGGATTGGGTGCTATTACCGGTGGTAAGTTTGGTAAATTTGTTTTTGGTGGTAAAGTTACTTCTTTAAACCAAGCAAGAGATGGTATAAATTCACGTTTAGGTATTCCACAAAATGTGATACCAACCTATGTAAATAATACAGGAGAATTACAAGCTGGATTAGAACCAGATACAATGATTACTCTTTCAAAAATAAAAAATGATGCAAAAGGTACAATCGTTGGTAGATTCTTAAAGAATACCGGTGGGGGTAATCCAAAAACAATTGGTAAACAAATAATAGGTCAAGGTATCTCATTAGTAAAGGATAAATTAAGAACTACCCTATTTGGTAATCCAAACTCATTAGGTACTAATACTGCAGGTGCAACTGATAAGTACGAATATAGTTCAAAACTACCATATTCAAAACAAATTGATAATGTTAAATTTAATTCAAAATCAGTAAGTAAAGTAGATAAAGCTGCAACTGATATTACCAAAAAAGTAACTCAATTACAACTTGATGCTAAGAAAAAATTAGGAGAGGCATCTGCAAATGCAACTGCATCTCTAAAACAAAAATTAAAAAAGACTGCAGACCCATCCGCACTTGACAAACTTGTAGAGGAAAAAGCTAAAGAAAGAGCTGATAATTCTAGACCATATAATGAAAAATATAGTTCATATATAACATCGAATAGTACAGAAACTAATTTAAGAATGCCAACTGCTGAATCTACGGATACTGCAGTAAAGGATTCTGCAGAAATTGGTAAGGCTAAAGAAAAGTTAGGAAAAAGTGCTACATCAGTAAAAGATAAATTAAAAGGTACTGAATCAAAACCAGAAATAGATAAAGCAGTTGAAGCAAAAACTAAAACAACTACTGCAACTCCAAAGACTTATAGTGGAAAATTAGGTGATTATACAAACGAAAAAGTAAGTGAACGTATTGATTTGAAATTAGTATCACCGGTATATGGAATTGATAGAAGAGGTACAAATGGTGTATTTGGTACATCACCCTATGCATTTAAAGATATAAAAAATAATACTGGTGCTGTTATGCCTAATGACCCAACTAATACATATAGTGGAGTAGCAGGAGGCCAAAAAATTACTACAATAGAAACGCAATATGGAATTACAAGTAATAATGGTGATTTAATTAATAGTTCGTATGGAGTAAGTGGTATTGGTAATGGCGATGATAAAGATTTGGTAACATTTTCAATAGCAGGTGTAAGTGATTCTAAAAAAGTATATTTTAGAACCCTAATAACAAGTTTAAGTGAAACTGTTTCACCAACTTGGGATTCTGCTAAATTTGTCGGTAATCCATATAGTTACTACACATATGGTGGAGTAGAAAGAACCTTATCATTGCAATTAAAAATGTATTGTATGAATTCTAATGAATTATCAACAATGTGGCAACGAATTCAATTTTTAACAGGTAAAGCATATCCAACTATTGATAAGAGTAATTTAGTAAATCCACCATTTATTGAATTTACATTAGGTAATATGTATCAACAAAAAACTGCATTTATAAACTCTCTTTCGTACACATTCCCTGATGATGGTACATGGGAAACTGTAAATGGTAATCAATTACCAAAAATAGTTGAAGTCCAAATGGAATTTAAATTTGTTGAAAATGTTGGTTCAGAACTTAAACTTTATGGAACTCCAATTTCTAAAGAGGCGGTTAAAGTAATTAATAAGAGAAAGGCTGAACAATCTGGTAATACAAATACTGTAAGTCAAGAACCAAAAACCGGTGGTACTTCAGTAATTACAAAAACAAATACAATCCAAGTAGTTCAACCAACAACACCACCACCGCCAATTAATAGTGTAGGTGTACCTCAAACTGAACCACCGAAGACAGAATCAACAAGTGGGGGTATGTTAGGGGTAGATTCAACTCCAAAATCATTAGAAACAGGAGAACCGGCAGAAACACCAAAAGAAAGTATTGACCCTGCTTTATTGGCTGCAATTATTAAAAAATCGGAAACCAGAGCAGAAGAACTTCGAAAAGAGGCATATACAAACTATAAAGATGAGCTTGGTATACCAGATTTGATAGCTGCTAGAATGGCCAATGAGATAGCATTAGGTAGTAAAATTAGTGATGGTAGTATTGAAAAAGCAACTGAAACTGCATATTACGCACCTGTAACCTATAAAGGACAAACATCAAGTAGAGATATGTGTTTCTATATAAATAAACAAGGTGTTGCCGTAGCAATGAGATATAATACGTGGTTCAGAATGGTTAATAACGGAGTTAACCCACTTAAAGAGCAAGGAATCTAACCCATCTTAATATAGTAAACTATCCGATAAAAAATAAATTAAATTATGTCAAGATACACAAATAATAAAATACAAAAACTCAAAGATGGTAGGGAAGTCTTCAGAACAAAGATATACCCAAATATACCATTGAGAGATACTGATATTTATGCAGTGACCCAGACGGGTGACCGATTGGATACACTTGCACATCAGTTTTACGGAGATGCATCCTTATGGTGGATTATAGCAACTGCTAACAATATTCACGATGCACCATTCGCAGTAAACGATGGAACAATACTAAGAATACCGGAAAATTATTTAGAAATTTCGAATAATTTTACAAAATAAATAAATTATGCCAGGTTCATTTCCAAATTTATCAAATATATACACCGAATTAGAAACCACTCTAAAAAAAAGAGCAGGTAATAATAACCCGTGGAATGCAAAAGTAAATCCCGGTGTTAGTGGTCTATCCACGTGGATTCGATTATTATCAGGTGCATCCCCTAATGGATGTATATTAGAATCAATAAATCCAAACGCAACTGATTTTCAATCGGTATATGGTTCAAATGGAGGCAGTTATATCGGACCAGGTGCAGTGGGTAGAAATTTTAATGGAGATGAAATATGGATACCATCTGGTAAAAGTAGAGCATTAAGACCAGCACCGATTATAACATCTATGACTATGGATGAAAAAGCCGAAGGTGGTAGTCGATTAGCAACTATTAAAATTCGTGCATTTACAAAAGAACAGGGTGATATATTGGCAGGTTATTTTTTAGAACCAGGATTTCATTGCTTATGTGAATGGGGATGGAATACTCAAAAATCAAATGCACAAAAAGTAGGAAGTGGTAATAAAGTAGATTTTTGTGAGTTGGTTGCATATGACCAATGGTCTACAATAAAAGATAAGAGAATTAAATCTGATTTTACTTATGATGCATTTTTAGGTATTGTAACTGGTGGTGGAATATCATTTGGTGATAATGAAAGTTATGAATTGGAAGTAAAATTAACATCAATCGGTAATGTTGCTGAATATATGCAAACTCATAGAGATGCTAATAATACATCAAGCGATGATAAAGAAAGTGGAAAAACTTTTAAACCGGAGGAGATTGAATCTGCGGTAGGTGATAATAAAATTGGTGCTGCACTTTTCATGCAAATGTTTAATCAACTTCCTGGTCAAAAAAGAACACCTGAAGTTTATAATCTATGGACTCAACCTAAATGGGCAGATTCTGCTAATTTTGTAAATATGGATAAGGTTGTTGCTGAAACTTTGAAAGATGCTCTGACCGAATCCGCAGAATTAAAAACAGATAGTGGTAAAGATTTAGAAATACCAAAAGAATTACCTCTATTATCAGAACATAAATTTATTAGATTTGAATTGGCGTGTGAAATTGTAAACAAATACCCAATCCAATTAGGACGTAAGGGAAGTTCGTGTCCTGGTTATGATACTCGTAGTAAATTAATCAATATCCAAAGTACTTACATTAGTGGGTTTCCACATATGTTTTCAACTGACCCTACGAAATTATTTATACCAAATCCAACTACTCCAAATTTTAAATTTTTAGATGCACTTTCTGCAAAAACTGAAATAACTAAATTTATAGAATTTTCGGCATTAGACGATGCTAAAAACTTTGCTAATATACATCCCGAAGCAGAACTGACAGCATATCCGTGGCTACAACATACAGATTCTAGAAAAGACCCTGCTACTGGTAAAGATAGATTAGTTCCATATGCATTTCCAAATACAAGAGGGTTGAGTGCAAAATCTCCAGCAGATTCCTCATTTATAGCAATACAAGAAAAAGCTAGATTTTGGGGATACCTAAAAGATTTATACATAAACTTTAATTTTTTTGTAGAATGTATAAGTAAACCAAATTTTGTAATTAGAGATGTTTTTTATGAAATGTTAAATGGTATGTCCTCTGCATGTAATTCAATTTGGAAATTTCAAATACAAGAATGTATTGTAGCAAACGCTGCTGGTAAATATGAATTGGCAGTAGTTGATTTAAATTTTTTAGGTGATATTTCAAATAATAGTGGTATTACAACATTTCAATCTAGAGGAGTTAAATCACCATTTATTAGTTGTGATTTTTCAGTAGAAGTTCCTGCAGCAATGATGTCATCCGTTGTAAATAATAAATTAAAAGATGATAAAGGAAAAACATACGACCATAGTCCTGAATTAAACCCGAGACCTATGAAAGGAACTGTCTTTTCAAGAAGAGAAGATAAAGTGGGAACTGCCCTAGCAGGAATACAACAAGCAGAAACGGAGACAACTGAAGACCCACCTGATACATCAAATACAGCTCCGGCAAGAAAATCGGCAGATGAATTAGAAAAGGAAGCAAAAATAGCTAATTTTGAATTTTTTATAAAAACAGGTGCAGTATACCCTAAAGTACAAAATAGAGAAGCAAAATTAGATATAACAAAATCCTGGTTTGATTGGAATAGTAGCAATGATAATACGGCCGAAAGTGTTTTAATGGTTGGTGCATGGAATGATACATCTGCATTACGACAATGTTTTTTAGTTGATAAAGGATTAACTCCTATTCAAACTTTACAAAAAAAGGCTGATAATAATAGTCAAAACCCGCCATTCGGTGTTGCTGATTTTGATTTTAAAGTACATGGAGTTAGTGGATTTAAAGTGGGTGACCAACTTCAAATAGATGGATTACCTGAAAAATTTGGTGCACCTAATGTGTTCCAAGTAGTAAAAGTAGACCATACATTAGATGGTATGACATGGACAACCGATGTTAAAACCAAATTAAGAATAGTGGGTAAAGAAAAATAATCATGAGTATATTAGATTCATATAATAAGTTGGTAAAACCGACAACATCCTTACCAAATGATTCATTTGATACCCATATTCCTACGCCATCTAAAATAGATTATACTCGTGGGTATATTACAAGATATTTTATAAAAAAAGTAAATGATATCAATTCACCTATATTTGAAATCGATTCAAAAACTTATTTAAGATTTCAAACAAATCCTTTATTCAGTCGTTGTTCCTTAAAATGGAGAATATCTGGTCCAAAGGAAACTCAATATAGAGAAAATGGTGATGTATTCGATGTAAGTGTAAGTGAATCTAATAGAAGGGCAATAAAATTGGTATATGAAAGTATACCTGCATTAAAATTATACCTACCGAATTTATTACAATTTTATAAATGATAAAAATCATAAAAAAATAATTATCGTTTTTACAAAATATATATATTTATATAAAACACAAAAGTTATGCAAAAATACAAACACCTTACAACGGAAGAACTTCAACAAATGTCATTTGATTGGAGATACCGAGGCTTCACAGTTTTGGAATTATTAACTGAAACTGAAGTAGATGAAATCAACGAAGAATTAGACCGTTTACGTGTAGAACGTAATGAAAGAGAACCAGGAAAATGGCAAGAGTTTGAACCTATTATGTATCCACATAGAGATTCAGAAAAAATTGCTAAATTATTTTCACATCCAAAAATTATGGAAGCAGCAGAATTCCTAATGGAAGGGAGTGTAGTGGGTTTACAAACTTGGGGTTATTACAAACCAAAAGGTGAATTGGGTAGAGATATGCATCAAAACGCATTCTATACTGGTTGTGGTCATAATGAAATTATCAATACTGCGTTGGCTTTGGATAATCACGACCCTGAAAATGGGGCAGTATGGAACTACGAAGGTTCTCACCGATTACCTACATTACCAATTGAAGATAACGAAGAGAGAAAAGCAACAAATACTGATAACTGGAGAAGTGAAAGAGGTAAGAGTTGTGTAATGCCAGAAGGCCACGATTTCCGTAAGGTTGAGGGATATCTTAAAAAAGGACAAGTTGCCCTTTTACACTCACACGTAGTACATGGTAGTGAACCAAACGGAGATACCACGAGAATGAGAAGAAATTTCTTAGGTGGGTATCTTAAAGAAGGTGCATATTTTCATACCGGAAATCAGATGAAAAGAGAGGCTATCGATATGTACGAATTAAGACAAAAACATTGGGGAGAATAACCCATTGATACTGAATACTTAATAACCCGTTGATTTTCAATGGGTTATTTTTTGTCTAAAAATAAATGAAAAATAAGCGGTAAAATATTTGGAAATGTGGAAAATAATGTGTAGTTTAGCTGTATAAGATTGAGAGATAATAAACCTTTAAAATATAAAATTATGAGCCTACCATTTAACCTTAATTCCGTTCTCGCTACCGCCTCCTTAATCGAAGGGTTCGATGTAGTTAGAAACGCTTTCCCTGTTGAGGGTCGTTTTACTAAAAGAGTAATTACTTACTCCGATGCAGTGTATGAAGCCCTAAATGATGTGGCTGAAGATTATCAAGATTGGCCGGAAGACCAGGGGTTTGGTTCATCTGATATGACTTATGTTCGTAAATCATTCGTTGATTCAATGATTGATATGGCTAACCTTAGAGGTTATTACGAAACAAAGTTTCAACCCTACCTTAAAGTGGTAGAGTATTCAGAGATTGAAAAGGAAGAGTACGATTTGCGTAAAGAACAAGGATTGTAATATTATTAAAATTTAAAATATAAACGTTATGATGAATAGAATTGATATTAATGTATTAAAGAAAATTGAAGAGGTGTTTGGTTATTTTGATATTGACCAGGCTTTTGGTTCAAATGAGGTGTATCTTCGATTTGGATATTGGAATAGAATTGATGTGAAAAAGTTACAGGAAATAGTAGGTCAATCGGTTGAAGAAAAGGATGATTATGATGAGGATTGTGGATATCAATTTTGTTATTCATTAAAATAAATTTGGAAATCTCAGCTATTCTTCGTATATTAGCTTTGTAATAATAATTAACGTTAAACCCTAAAATTATGAATTCTTCAAATTTTGAAAATCTTCCCTCCGGTCAGTTCTTAGATGTGACGGTTTCCCTTAATGGGAAGATTAAGACCCGTAATCTTAAAGTATGTAGAGTTAAGGCTCGTTCACTATTATTTATTAACGTAGATAAAGAGAATCGTCTGAATACCTTTTTTAAAGTAAAATATACTGACATTAAGGAGTATTTTAACGCAATTGGGTTATTGATACTCAAAGATGGTAAGATACCTGATAAGTGGGAAAGTGGATGGGATTCAATCGGTTCACACTCTAATTCAGTTCAAAGTTTGGGTAGATTTGCTCAAGCAGCAAAACCATTTAGTAATCACTCAAAGGGTTGGGCATCAAACGGAGCTCATTTTAGAACCTAAAAACTAAGTTATGAATATCGTATCAAATTTACCACCTGTATCGTTTCAATCAGTAGTTGATGGTCAATGGTATATCGTTACTACCGGTAAGGAAGGAAAATGGACAAAGGTAGATAGAAAATATGATTGGAGTGAGATTGAATTAATGTGGGTCAAAGATGAGTTTAAAAAAGATACAAAATCAGTAGTAATACTACCTAAAATAATAAAAAAACAAACTTTCTCAGTTGAAGGTAGTAAAGGTAAAGTTTATGAGGTGGTAAGTGAGAATGGTAGATGGGCATGTAGTTGTCCGGCACATGGATTTGGCAGAGGTAAGGATTGTAAACATATAATCGAATTAAAAAGTAAAATATAAAACAATGATAAAAACTAAAAAAAACAAAGGTATTGAGATTGACTTAACTGGTCCTCAAGGTAACGTATTTTTCTTAATTGGAACTGCTAGAAATTTAGCCAAACAATTAGGATTAGATAGTGCAACAATTCAAAAAGAAATGATGAGTGGTGATTATGAAAACGCAGTAAATGTGTTTGATAAAAATTTCGGTTCGTTTGTAACATTATATAGATAAAATTTAAAATATAAAATTATGGGAGTAGATATATCGGGCAGAAAGCCCAAAACGGAAGTAGGTGATTATTTCGGTGCTAATTGGTGGGGATGGAGACCAATCCAAGCACTTTCTGAAACTGCAATCGAATTAAAGGGATTGGGATTTGATACCACAAATTGGGGTTCAAACGATGGTAAAGGTTTAAAGAATCAAAGGGAATGTAATAAGTTAGCAGATGCAATAGAATTATTGATATCTGAAAAATATGGTGAACATCTTACGGAGGATGAAGACCGATTATATGTTTGTATGGGTATGTGGTGTGAGGCGGGTACTGGTAAATTTATACCAAGAGAAGTTACCGAAGGATTAGATGACCAATACGAATATGGTGATATTCTATTCACCTCAGTAGTAGCATTAGATGGGTCATTAGTTGAACCATCATATAGTGTATCGTTAGGCAGATTAAAAGAGTGGATTAACTTTCTTCGCAATTGTGGAGGATTTCAAATATGGTAAATAAATAAAATAAAATGAATAAAATCAAAAAGTACAAAAAACAAATCTTCACTTTCATAACAATATGGTTGTTATTACAATTTGGAGTGTATCCCAGTCTAACAATGGCAGATACTTTCGCTAATATAGTAGGTGGCATTGCCCTTTTACTATTACTCATTTGGGGTGGTTTAGCATTATATGATTGGGGTTGGAGTCCTGATGAATCAGTAGACGAAGTTAAACCAATTGAACCTACAAATGTAAAACCAAAACGTAAACCTAAAACAAAATAATATGGCAGTATATGATACGGATTATCAAGCTCTAAGACAAAAAGAGATTGAAGAATATAAATTAAAACAAAAATTAAAAATAAAAAAAATGATAAAAGCAATTAGTGCAGGTGTATTAGGATTTATCCTATTAGTAGTATTATTCAATTCATGTGAAAGAGTTGATGCAGGACACGTTGGTGTTAAAGTAAATATGTATGGTGA